GTTATTTCAATTTGAAAATCTTCAGGCTCACCTTTCGCCTTCTTGATCTCATCTTCAATTTCATTGATTACATCTTCATTTGCCATGGTAGCGTTCTCCCAAGTTATGTCGCTAAGTATGCAGTGACATCGACATCTTCTGGTAGAATTGACGTTAATTCATCGTCATTCAGCAAAAGAAATCTTACACCATTGATTGTTACTTTCTGACCTGAGTATTTGCCATAAGTAACTCGATTACCAACTTGTGGAATATTCATCTTCCACGATGCCCCAGTATCACGATCTTTAAATGCAAGATCACCCATAGAAGCAATTCGACCATGAGCAGTTAAATACTCCTCATTGTCTTTAGAAATCGTAGGCAGATGCAATCCACCTCTTGTCTTCATTTTTACTTGATTGGGTTGTACTAGAACTTTCCAATTCAACGGAATTGGTAGTTGGTCAACTGTAACTTTTGAGTCTGTGGACTCGTCTTTGTAAACTGTTGCAGCTGTATTCACTTTAAAGGTAGCATGTTGATGAGACATGGTCATTCATCCTCTTCATTTAATTTGTTTAATGTTTCGTTGATAACCTCAGAGGCTTGTTCTAAACCCTCCGCAATACCTACGTTCTTCTGATATGACTCAAAGTCGGACACCCGACCTTGAATCAAACTTTCAGCTATCTCTAGCCTTCTCTCCTTCAGATTCTTTTTTATCTGATTGAGTAGATCCGTTACTGTCATTTTTCACACCCCCTGACATAGAAACGCCAGTGACATGGACAGTTACATCTTTTTTATCTTCTGACATTAGTATCCTTTCTTTTTACCCATTGGTTTCTTCTTAGCTCCCATAGGCTTTTTCTTCATGCCCATCGGTTTTTTCTTCATACCCATTGGTTTCTTTTTGCCGTACATAGTTTTCCTTCCTTTCATTAATTGACCAAAACTACTTCTATTCATTACACTTGACCACCAGATAATTCACGAGCGAGCAATCGTAATGTCTCAATAAAACTTTTATCAAGCTCTTTTGCAGCTTTTGCAAATTGCTTGGGCGATATTTCGTCTGAATCAATATTCCTACGTTCTAGGAAACTTTTAGCAGCTCTAATTTCTGCCTGTGCTACTTTTTTAATTGCTGCTCTTGCCATCACCACGCCTTACACGACCAATATCGTGCCTTTGTTTTAGGACCAGGCTCATCGCAGTTATGTCTTGCTCTGAAATTCTTCCTACGTCCTTTTTGGTTTTTCTTAATACGCATATTGGGGTCACCGAAAGTTACACGCTTTATCTTATCACCGTCTGTCACATATACCACAGACTTCTTCTTGCCATAGCTTGTCTCGCCCTTTGCAATTCTGCGAGGATTATTTAATTTAACGCTTTTACCTTTGTAGGTTGCCATTAGGCTTTAGCAAACTTCTTAGCTGTAGCCGACAGTCCACTCATGTGGACTAGAAGCTTGCTAGTCGCAGTGTGCTTCGCGCCAGACATAACTTTGCCGTTGGTTTTGTGGGTAGCACCCTTATGCTCTTTGCCGTTCTTAAAATAATGCTTTACACCTTTAGCCATTATGCTTTCCTTTTCTTTACTGGCTTCTTTGCAGTCTTGGCTGCAGCTTTAAATGCACCTTTAGCTGGTGCACCTTTCTGGCCAACCTTGCGCATTTTCTCGCCAGATCCAGCGGCTATGCGCTTTTTCTTTGCCGCAATGTTAGAATACAATCCTTGTTTTGCCATTTGCTTCCCTTTTAATGTTTTTAATATTTATGGAGTTTATGGTATGCCAAGATTAGCTCTTTGCATTGGGTCTAAGTTATCTAATGCCCCTACGCTACCTCTAGAGCGATTGGTGAGCTGTGTAGCATTATCCTCTCGAACTCCCCCAGTATCTGTAGGTCTGATATCTTCTCTAGGGAGCCCTCCTCCTCCAGAAGGCTGTCGAACGCCCTGTCTAGAAAGGCGAGCTGCTTCTGTGACGGAAGAGCTAGTTTTTCTGTTCCCAAAACCTTTAAAATTCTCTGAGAGTATACGCTGGGCTGCTCCTGCTCGTTCATTGTCATTACCTCTCCATTTCATCACTACAACGTCAGGGAAACCTCTGGATTCATCCCACCCAGTGCTTCTCCAATATGATAACAGCTCATTATACTGTTTTTCTGTATTTTCTGCAAGAAATACATTTTTGTCAAAGGGAACCTTGCCTACAGTCTCGAATCCATAGTCTTTATATATTCTTGGCAAAAATCCATTAGGGTATTTTGCAGATGGTACAGCAAAGGCATCCAGTATAGTAACGCCTTCCTCAAGAGCCTTGCCCATAATGACTGGGATAGATACCCCACCTGTCGCAAGCTCATTGGCAACAACTCCAGTAAGTGCCAAGTCATTTGGTCCTGTCTTAATTGGATTGCCATTAAAGTCATCGACCCAGCTATAGTCAGGGTTCTTTTTAATGCCAAAGAATACATCTGTCGGGACAGCTCTGCCTTCGCCTGTCTTGCCACTTAGTTGGAAGTATTTTACGTCACCTTTTTTGATGGCTTTTGCATCGACTTTATCCAGAGATACACCACCAGCGTTTCTATTGAATGCTTCTTGAATTTTTGCAGGAGAGACACCACCTTGATTGACTGGAAGTCCAGTATCAATAAACTCTCCACGCCTACCCATAGATAAAAGGCGAGATGTTGTAGGATTTAATGTAGCAGCATAACCGATAGATCTTTCCATTATGTCAGCCGATTGAGGTGTAATAAGTTGTCTAGGATTAGAAAGATTAAAAGATCTTTTATCTCTATTTGCTGCTGCATCCTGTACACGAAAATCTAGCGATTCATTTCTACCCCTGCCACTACGACTTAATGCCTCTACGTCAGTTAGTGTTCCTCTGCTCTTATAAAAGTCAGGGAAAGCTGACTGACTTGATAAAGGATTTTCAAGCCTCGCAACAACGTCCAGATTTGCTCCATATTGATAACTTGGGTGGGGCATAACCCCTGCCTCTTTTAAATCAATTAAGCTACCAAAATCGCCCTCACCAGTACGAGGTTTTAAAACAAGCATAACATCGCCTGGATTCTGACCTGCTAACTCTGGTTGTAGTGTCTGATCCAAAAGCCTTCTAATATTTGGGGCTCCCATTGCCTGAAGCTCTTTACTTGCCAACTTCTTGGAAATTGCACTTCTTGCCTCAAAACTTAGACCTTGAATAAAGCTACCTATATCTTCATCGTCAAAAGACGTAAACTTTGCAAGTGGCTTTAACTGATCTTGCTTTGTATTTAATCCTATATTCTTAATAGCATCATTCATAGCTGACAGTGCATTGCCACCAATTTTTCCTTCTCGTACAAACGCCTTAGTAGTCTCAATCATTGTCTGGACTAACGATGCATTGCTTTGGTGAGAAGCATCTCCCATTGCTGACACAAAAACAAAGTCAGCAGCTGTGCCACCTTTTTCTGGAGCGATAAGTTCTCTTGCCTGTTTTGGTCCTTGGCTTACCCATCCAACGCCTTCTTTGAAATATTGCTCTTGGAGAGGAAAAAATGGACCTCCTAGTAGTGGTTGGCCTTTATCTAGCTTAACGCCATCAAATTCATCAAACACTTTTCCTGCACGAGTTAAGTCAGCCTGTGTGCTTGATACAGTTGAACCTACAAGGGTTTGGGGATTTATAACTGGTAGGTCTGCATAGCTCGATACTAATTTACCTGCACCTGCATCCTCTCCAACTCTTGTAGTTTTATTGCCAACTGCTGCTATGTTGTCTGCAATTTTTTGTGCGTTTTCTTCTCCAAGCCTCTTTACAAGATCGTCAGAGAAATCAACTTTTTTCTTAGGTTCATACCTAACATTGCCACCAAACGCACCCATCGTATTCTTATCAACTTTGATGCTATCAGCAAGCTCAAGAGCGCCTCTAGCTGCACCAGACGCACCCATAGAAAAACCTGTAAGGGTATCTTGTACTGCCCTAGATGCATTATCAGAAAGAAGTTTTGCTGCGTTAGGAGCTTGTTTTAAAATTGGTCTTAAAGCTACAGCCCCAGCGACAGGTAATGCTGCTAACGCTGTATTCGTAAGACCGCCAACAATATCTCCCTCTTGGAATGACACACTGGCATCCTCAAGCGGAATTATAGGATTTAATAATTCATTAACCGCACGAAGCCTATCTGGAATGCCTGTTGGCCCCAAATAATAATCCAACGGATCATCAAGGTACTTCTCAGAAAAATCTTCTAATGCCTGTCTTCTTGACTGACCTGCCTCTTTAGAGAAAAAGTCACCAATGGCAGTAAAGAAATCCATTAAGCTGTTCTTTTCCTAGGTGTCTTCCTAACTTTTTTTAGGTCAGCAGCAGTGATCTTTTTCTTATTACCTGCAACTGCAGCCAGCTTCTTCTGCTTTGGAGAGTATTTACTATAAGGCATATTAGCCTCCCAGAATTTTATTCATCATTGCGTGGACATCGTCACCAGAACCGACTTTCATAATCTTGACCTTAACGTCAGATCCATCGTGGTGCATATCTTCTTCCATCATTTCTTCTTCTTCGTACTCATCGCCAACGCCATATTGCATATGGTGGCACAGCAATAAAAAGTTGACGAGCTGATCGTCAGACATTTCTAGACCTTCAGCGTTATGAGCAAAGCCCATTTTCTCCATGAAGAGCTCTGCATTCTCTTCCATGTTTTCTACATTTACTTCAGCCATATTAGCCTCCTATTGGGTTGTACGTAATTGTGGACGAACAGCTGACGTTTCTGGTGGGTTGTTCATACGAAACATCATCTCTTGCTCTTCTTGAGCCCTACGATTGAACTCTGCATTAGCCTGAATAGCTCTCTCAGCGTCAGTCATAGTAGATCCAGAAGATTCCATCATAAGCTGATCTGGAGTAATTTCACCACGAGCAACTTTATCTGCGTAGCTATCTGGTGTCATTTGCTCCATGCGATCATCAACTTGGTAACTTCCCATGTCCTGAACCATCATACCAGCATTCTTGGCTGACATCATTTCACGCTCAGTCATTTCCACTGGGTTGCCATCAACCATGTATGTCATGGTATCTCCACCACCCATCATGCCACCAAGTGCATTACTAAGTTTTTCTAGAATTTCTTTAATACCCATAAACTCAGGCTCAGTTAAACCAGCTCCTTGGGCAACTCTTGCTTTTGTTGTCTCCATGCCTTGGACAATGTCTTTTGTGCCTTCTGGGTCCATCTGCATAAGACCTTGCTGGGCTGACGTAATCATGTCTATCTCTGCCTGAGATACTGCGCCCATTCCTTCTGGACGCATTTTTGGTGGAGACATCATTTGCGTCTCCATGTCAGATGTAGAACCAGCCATTCTTGGTAGATCCATCAAGGCTCCCTGATTACCATCCAAAAGCCTGTTCATCTGCTCAATTGTTTCTTCAGCCATAATTTTCTCCTTATTGATAATTAAATAAACCTGCATCCACTTCTGGATCGTACAGGTCAGTGTAAGCTGTATCGGATACAGTTCCGTCAGGGTTTAGTGTCTGCGTACCAAGTAATACATTTTCTTCACCGATCTTCTGAGATACTGTCGGTCCACCTAACCTGACACCCTCCATAAGTTCAGGATTTAACAATGCACCATCTGCACCATAATAAAGTTTTGTTCCATCTTCTTGCTCAACAACTCGAACCATTTCATCAATTCCTGCTGGAGTATAACCAAATCTTGTTAAGTAGGATGGTGCTCTGTTCCACATTCCTCCAGATCGACCACCTATAAAGTCACCCATTACATCTCGCATACCACGGACTTCTCTTGTTTTCTGGTAGCTGTCATCACTGCCAAAGTTATCAGCTCCATCGTTTGGTTGCCCAATAACAACCTCATCACCAGCACCACCAACAAATGGATCTATGATACCATCAGCTATTGCTTGATTTACATCTGTTTCAAAAACTTCATTAGTGATTGGCGTATCATCTACATATTGATAACCACCGCCCTCAGAGCTGACTACCATCTTGCTATCGTCACCAGTTTCTAAAAGAAGGTTTTTGCCAATCTCGTTTAGTATTGCTGCACCATTAACAGGTAGGTCTGTTTGGAAACCTACGCCCCCATCATAACTAGGACCAGCCATTACCTGTTCTCGTGGTCCAAAATTTATAGTCGCTGGATCTTGCCCATCATACGGAACGAATAAAGTTCCATCCTCGTTTGTGGACAATGATGCTGGATTATTAGGATCTAAACCGCCAACAACTCCGTATGATCCATCTGAACCATTGTATTGTAAGATAGGAGTATTACCAAGGTTGTCTGGCTCATCTGGCGTTTGCTTACCACCAAGACTTAGTATGCCAGCCTCTTTCATAGAGTCTGCATATTCCTGATATGCACTTCCACCAGCAGCATTAATAGCAATATTCGCTGCATCAGCTGCAGCTTGCGAGGAGTGAGCAACGCCATTTATATCATAGAAAACATCAGGAACTGTTGTCGTGGCTGTTGTTGCAGGTGTGGTATTTCCACCAGTTGCATCGTAAGTCAGATTATATTTGTCCTCGTTAAAAGTCTGCGTATCAGCACTACCAAGAGTTGCAATTTCCACCACAGTATCAACAGCTGCCTGTCCAACGTCACTTACAAAATTACTAGCAGCAGTCACACCAGAATTTATCGCATTTCCTAGTCCTTCAGCTATGCTAGTAAAAGACCAACTGTCATCGCTGTCGTTATCATCACTGCTAGATGTGTCACTACTAGATGTGTCACTACTACCACCCCAACTAAATCCAAATAAATAAGCAGGGACACCATCTGGACCAGCAACAGGAGGAATATTTCCTCTATAGTCTTGGATAAGACTTTCCTCTTCAGGATTAATATATGCCAACATATGTGGCTGACCACCAATAGTTGTTTGCCTTGGAATAGAATCTAAAGCTCCATATTTCATGCTGTAGCTGCTCCCTCTTGACTTGGCATCTGATTAGGCTGTGGCATTGCAGCCATGACATTGCCCAACGCACCAAGTTTACCCTGCTTCATTTGCATTATTCTCTGCATTAAATATTGGCTTGCGTCAAATGGAGCTTCGTTCTGTGGTGGGCTGTCTTGTGGTAAACCGCCAAATGCAGCTGGATTAATAGGTCTTATCGAGGCTAAAAGCTCATCCATCTTTCATTGCTTCCATTTGTATTTTAGCTTGATTCTTTTCTCGCTCCAACTGCAACTCAGCCTCCAGCTTCAATACTTTAGCCTGTAAATCTGCTTGAGCTTTCGCTGCAGAGATCTCCATGTCCTGTCGTGCTTCAGCCTGTTTGATCTCAATGGAAGACTTCGCCTTGGCTTGGTCTGCCTGTATCTGTGACTGAGTTCTTAGCTTCAGAGCCTCTGCCTCTAACTGGGCAAGTTGCTGTGCATATTGCAGTGGGTTAGCCTGTTGTCCCTGCTGACCTTGAGATTGTATCGCTGCAATCTCTTTCATCTGTGGAGCTTCCTGAACCACTTGGGCAGCACGTTGACTAATCAGGCGATCAAGATCTGGATTGATATCCTCAACCTTGTAATCCTTATTACCAAAGTCTGGAACTGGTGGAAGTGGCACACCGACACTTGCCTCCATTCTTGCCCTGTACAGCAACGCAACGTGCTCTGCTATGTGGGCAATCAATATTGGCTGCATCGCTGCAGCACCAGGATTACCTGCCAGTGACGGATCTTTGATAAACTGCATATGGACAGCAATGTGAGCCTCATGCTCCTGATCAATAAACGCTCGAATAGGCTTGCCATACATGATCGACATATTTTCATCAATCGGATCTAGTCGTGGAGCGTCTTCTGGTTTCTTTAGGATCTCATCAATATTCGGTATTCTAATCGCCTCATACATACGTTTGTAGGCAACATACATATCATGCATCTCAGGAGCTGACTGAGCCATCTGCAAGATAGCTTGAGCCTGTGCAATGCGCTGGGCAGAACTAAAGATGTTGGGGTCACTGACTGGGAGGATATCAATGCGATCATTGAAGTCAGCAGCCATTATTTCAGAGCTACTGCCTATCAATGAAAACGTAAACTGTTCAGGCAAGTTCTCAGCATTCAAATCAGCGAGTAGCTTGAACTCCTGTCCCTGAGCATAATGCAACCGTTTGTGAATCGCTGAGAAGGCTTTTGAACCCTGCTCAATAAGTGCGACTGTCGAGCCAACAGGTGCATTTGGGTTTACGTCCCCAACATTTAAATCAGCAGTGCTGGCAAATCTCTGTCCTGCATCTACGATAAAGCCAAGCAGATTAAACAATGCGCTACTGGGTTCTTTAAATGGCAGTGGCATAATCGCCTTATTGACATCGTCAACAGTGGCATCAAGATCAACGAACTCGCCTGGATTGACCTGAACTTCACCACCTGAAACTCGACCTCGTAACTTGAAGCCACCCTGCATATTGCTAAACGCTGCAGAATCTAAGAGAGCTCGTAGAGATCCAGTTGCTGCCTTACCCAAGCCACCAATGAGATGATATAAGCCAAAGCCATAAAAACCAAGACCAGGAAGGAACTTATAAGAAACAAACCAATCCCTCCTAATTTTCCTATCGTCTTCTTCACGCCAGTTTCTGCGTATGCTTACAATATTCTCATTATCGTAATCGACAGTCACAACGTATGGAATGCCAACAGCATTGCTATCGTCATCGTCAACATCATCCTCGAAGTTGTGATAAACGTGCATCTCAAGCAGTGTCATTACCTGATCTTGAGAATCATCACCGTACTGATCAACACCCTCGATCTCACCGATTGTATCGCCAGATGGATCGATATCACCACCTGTATCGTCACTTGGCAGATAGTAACCTGACTGGACGTATCGATTGTAGTCATTCTTTGGAATGCGGATAACGTGAGTATATCGAGGTGAGGTGTAGAGATCCTTGCTCTCTGGAGCCACCACAAAGTCTTCAGCCTTTACGAACTGGCTGCACTGGCGATCTAGGTTAGCGTCCCACCAGACCTTCTTGAAAGTCTGACCAACCAGTGGAAGGTGAAACAGCATCTGATCGAGGTCAGGAAAATACTCAGGCATTTCCTGCGTAATCTGGTAGTTCATATATTCACGAACTCTGCGAGACTGTGCCTCAAGCTCTTCATTTGGCTCACCGACAACTACAGTCTTAACTGGACCACCTGACGGATAGAGCTCTGCAATAGCCTTCGCATTGAACTGGGTTGCAGCTTCTGCGATCATTGGATGCACAACTATTGATAGACCACGAGTGGCACGTTCATTCTCAGATTCTTCCATACCACCGTCAGGATCTAAAGTCTTGAGACCCATCTTGTAGCGATCTTCCCACTCTGAGCGAGCCTCACGGTCATTGTTGTAATATGTGATTAGTTCTGATGCTGAGTTGTTGAGCTCTTTGCTGGACATATCTTCAGCAAGGTTTGCGTCAAAGTTGCTGTCTGTCTCGACAATATTGTCTAGCTCTGGATCTCCTATGAGAACGTCATCACCAATTTCTTCAACTTGCAAATCATCGGCAGGAGCTGTCTCAGAGAAGGGAGCTATGGATTGTTGAATTGAAATTGGTTCTCTAGCCATACAGAGTTATCCTTCTTCTCTCTTCGTAATCGTCTTCTTCAAAATCATTTGAGTGAGTAACAAACCACCCTTTTCTTAATCTCAGCCAGGCCTGCGTACAAGTATCTACTAAGTCATCGTGACCTTTAGGAAATTGAGCACAGGTGTCAATCAAAGTTTTACACCACTTTTTTCCTTTTGGATACCAAATTCTTCCGTCTTCCAAAAGTGCAGACGATGCGTGAGCTCGTGCCTGTTTGTCTCGATCAGGATTGTAAGCCAGTACAGGCAATCCAGATTGACGTAAATCTTGGAGTAGCGACTGACCTGATGCACGTTTCTCGATCAGGATTGTGTCAGGTTGCCACTCCTCATATGAGTCTTGTGCCATCTTCCTGAGATCAGGATAGCTCACTCGATCATACCACATTTCGAGAACTATGGCGTTCATCTGACCATTCATTTTGAAAACACCCCAAGTTGTGCGAGCTGAGTAGTCAGCAGTTTCTTTGGTGCTGAATGCAGTGTCATACGACTGTAGGACGTACTCAATATCAGGTAGGTCATCACTTTCCCATGGAACCCACCACTCAGCCTTGAGAATACCACCACCCTTTGGAGATGGACGCTGTTGTAGCTGACCAGCTGCTGCATAAGAGCCCAGAGACTGTTCTAGGTTGGAAACTGTCTTTTCATCCATGCGTTCAGGCCAGAGAAGCTCACCCTCCTTGGTGCGTGGATCTGTAAAGCCTAGAGATGACCTGACTGGCGTAGGGTGGCCTATTTCGTATCGAGCTGGCAACATAAGATGATCCCAGTCGTTTCCTAGCTCTTGTGAAAGTATATGACCACATAGATCTTGCTCGTGGAGCCTTTGGGCAATGATAATGAATGCACCAGTCTTTGGATCGTTCAAACGTGTCTGCATTGTCTGGTCCCACCACTCCATGACAGAGGTTCTCATGGCTGAAGACTGAGCATCAGAAGAACTGGCAGGATCGTCAATTAGCACTATGTCACCACCATCCCCTGTGGCTGCACCACCGACTGATGTAGCCAAACGGATTCCTGAAGCTGTATTTTCAAATCTGGATTTCTGATTCTGGTCATCAGTCAATTTGATGTCTGGGAAGTGAGCCTGATACCAAGGGCTCTCGATTAACCTACGGCACTTGGTGCTATCTCTGATCGAAAGTGAGGCAGCGTAGGATGCGTACATGAATTTCATACTTGGATCTCTAGTCCAAGCAAATGCTGGGAGTATAACAGCGGTGGAGAGGCTTTTCATGTGCCGTGGAGGTATATTGATGATCAGGCGTTTGATATCACCCTCGATCACAGCTTGGAGGTGCTCATTTATTGCGTCTATGTGCCAGTTGTTTAGGAATGGTACACCAGGCTCAATCGTCGGCCAAGCTGCCTTCGTAAACGTCTTTAGGCAACGACGATAGCGCTCTGCTTGCACTTTCTCCAGTGTCAGCCCTGCTAAATGCTGCTTCAATAGATTTGAGCTGTTCATCAGGTATCCTTGTTAAATCGATAACGTGGTTTGTTTCCACGGTTGCTGCGATCTCTTGCTTATCCACCCACCCTGCTCTGTTCTTCAGGAAGAAGATGATGGCAGTATTATCACGCTCTACAGTGGCATTCTCGAAGAGAGCATTGGTCACGGCATCAATGCCAAGAGCCTGTCCCCTTTTTATAGCTTCCGAAAATTCCGAATTTTCTGACTGATGAAGCATGAAAGTTGATGTATGAATGCCTAGCATTCCAGCACACTGTTCTTTGGTTAAACCCTTTGCCATAAGGAGTTCTGTCTTCTCAAGAACTTCATCAGTGATCTCGAACTTAGGTCTACCGACTGGATTTTTACTCTTTGCCATCTCTAACCTTTCTTGCAGTGGTAAGCTGTGTTTTTATTAATGTAGTGCAGAATGCACAAAAAAGAAAGACCCACCTAAGTGGGCCTAGTTTGCGAGACAGTGTGTTTGGTAGTCTTATCACCAAGCGAGCATTATGACAACTCCAACGACAACAGCCACTGTGAATGCAATTCCTGCGAGTATTTCTTTTGTGAGGAAGATGATATTATCTGGCTTATCATCGTGGACAGTTATGTGACCTCTGAGGGAGATTGCGATATGTTCACCAGTTTGCACTGGGGTTTCACCAGCTTGTGTGTGGACAAATAGGTTTGGACTTCCCAGTCTTTTGCTTGAGTTATCCTGCAGCCACTTTGGCATTTCTTGTTTTGCCTCGAAGCCTTTAAATTTCCAAGATTTAAGTATCATTAATTTATTCCTTTATTACATAATCATTGCGACAATAATTGTTCCAGCTATAAAGCCTATCAGTGATATTAGCATTTAATCTTCCTCATTAAAAATTGAATTACCTACATCGATTGGCAATTCTATTGTTGATATTCTGAAGTCACAAGACGGACACACTCTCCTTCTTTTGACTGTTGGAAAGCCATAGACTGTGTGAGGTCTTGAGTCTTTAGCCTGTAGTTTTTTCTTACAGTCTGGGCAGTGGGTTACAGCGAGGGTCATGATGCCTCCTTTATTTCACTAAAGGATTTGATTGAGCACTCTTCACTTTCGAGTTGATAGTCTTTGTGATTGTGACAGTTATCAGTGAACAGGAGATCTGGATCTTGATCATCCATGTAATCTTCTATGTGTTGATTATAATATTCCTCTTTGGTGCAGGAGACTTCTGTAGCACCATCTTCAGGATCTAATGTTGGATCGACTTCCACTTCCTGATATGATCCGTAGGCATCATCCACAAACTTAATGAGGTCATCCATATTGATTGTGCATTGGACTGTGTAGATTTTCACATCAGTCTTTTCTATTGTTAATGTGAGGTTCATGCTCCCGCCTCCTTTAGAAAACCATTACCCTCATCAACCCACTGGTCTAGGGACATATGATTTAGTCGGTAAGAATAGACACTGTGGTCAGCATAGTCTTTGATGTTTCCAGTATCGTAAACAAAATAGAAGTAGCCTTTACCAGTGTATAAGTTCAGGTGAGGGTTGCCGATCTTCTTGATGATTTGGTTGCGTGTCATTTCGTATTCCTTTCTAAAAGTTAATTATTTATTTGTTTCACACTCGACACAAATCTTATCAGTGAAGGTATATCCATGAGATATGATTGTTGGGATACCTTTGATGCATTCGACTGAATCTTTCTTTGAAGAACCAAGTCTAACAGCTTTACTGAAGTAGCTATCACCTTTGAGGATTTTTGATGAACAGCAAGAGCAAGTATATTCTTTGTTTGCTTTGGTAGATTTTTTAGCTTTAGCAATTTTTGTAGCTGTAAAGTCTTTGCTGGCAGGATTGATTAGCTTTGCATCGACCCATTTTTTGTAAGCATTGATAACTACAATTCTTTTGTCATCGCCTTTGAAGCTATCAGTAGTTCCTGTTTCAGTGTGTGTTACTTTGAAGTGTGTCATTTTTTCGTCCTTTCTAAAAACTATATACATTATATAGTAGCTATATACAGTAGTATCAACCCCTAATATCAATAAAAGATAAAAAAAGTTTTAAGCCAGATTAAGCTTAACTGGGAGATACCAGCCTTTCCTTCGATCTCTTTCACCTTCATCGAAGTTTCTTTCCCATCGTAGGACGTTCACTTCTTCGCTTTCTTCTGCAGCTATCATGCAAGCGACCATGACTGCGATTGGATCTCCACCTCCAGCCCAGAGCAGGTAGTCATCTGGACTAAATCCCTGCATCACCTTTCGAGCTGTATCGATAGCCTTGCTTGGATTGAACTGTGGTTTGTCTTCAGGCTCGAAGACCACCTGCATTTTGTCAGCATACTTGGCTGCGTCTGTCAGGTCTGGCGTCCACCCAAATTTATTCTCTCGTGGTCTTGTTACGATGTACACTGTGTTGGTCATGTCGTTTCCTTTCTCTAAAACTAATTACGTCAATTTGTCTGATTTATGGCATATACCAAATCTGCCATAATTCGCTCTGCTCTTCTTCCTTATTTATATAGTATATATTATATTATTATTATTATTACTATATATATGTCATACTGTCATACCCACCCCTACTACCCCACTTCTATGGGTATGGGGGGGAGAGTAGAAAAGTGCTCTAAGGTGTCTGCCAATATGACATAAATGCCATAAATAGTTTTATGCCTTATTTTATTGGGTGATAAGGCGTTTTTTGCACTGTCATAAATACTGTCATAATTAATGCCATTAATACAATTTGCCATTAATCCACCAAGTTTGCAGGTCTGGAGAGTGGATGGAACAGGTCATCGTCTGTAACTTTGTAGAAGATATGTTTTCCAATCCTTCTGATCCTTTTGAGATCATCAGCCCAATAGGGATGCACTGTGTCGTTGTGATAATGGGTAGCTTCAGATCCGATCACACTGATGTAGTCACCCTCCTCCAACATGAGTTTTGCGAGAGCCTTAGACGTTCTCAGGGAGTTCTCTTCTCTGGGATAGTCTGACTTACCATCACACCACCAAGAGAACTGACAGCCCTCTGAGTTATCTTGCAGGACAACTTCACAGATATCATCTGGGTAGTTTGGTGAAGCCACTCGATTGAGCGTGACCTCTGCCACTGCGATCTGACCTTGAATTGGTTCTGACCTCGCCTCGAAGTAGATGTTTAATGCGAGACACATAAGTGCTGTTTCTAACATTTGTTTTCCTTTCTTATTTATGCCAACCGTCCAAGACAGACTGTGGCAATTCTTCGTTCAATCTTTTTGGATAAGATTTAATTAATTTTTCGATAGTTTTGAAATGCGTTTTCTTTGTCTTTCTATCTCCCCTAAATGCAAAGTATCTGCCTTTGGAATTTTGTTTTACTTTTTTAACATCTGGGTGATGTTTCTTTATTTCATCTAATGCAGTCGTTCCGAATCGTTGACGCATGTTTCTAGATCCATACAGCTTTCCGTTTATGACCCAAGCATCACGATCACCTTTCCTGCTGTTAACATTTTTATTAGCATCTCTCATGCTTCCAATGTAATGAAATCCACAGGCTTGATATATAGTTCCGACTTCACCTGCCAGATCATCTACAGTCGCTGTCACAACTTCATATTTGGCTGGCAACATTTTCATGGATTGTCTTATTAGTTTAGATGCAGAGTGTGGGTGAGCCCAGTGGACACAAGCACCACGATTTAATAAAATCATCTTACCTTCGAAGCCATACTTGGACCAGTCTGCAGCAGCCCTTCCCTGCTCTCTTGCGACTTTGCCCAAGTTCTCTGAATACTCTGGACCATAACAGACAACACCACCACAAACATTATCAAAGAATATTCCGTAGTAGAACCAATTTATAGCAGCCAAACATCCTAGCCACTCGTATTCTTCTATAATAGTTTTTGCCGTTTCCTGTGTTGTTTTTCTTACAACTGCCTTTGAAATATCTGTATCGACATCATCCCACCAGTTACCAAACAGGTCACCAGATTTTGTTTGTGCTACTTGCTCCCTGACAATTCTTTGGTGAGCCTTCATATCACAAGATCCATTTAACTTTAGTTTCTTTAATGTCTTTCTTCCAGACAAACCATGCGAATGCCATGACCCCTCCAGACTTAAACTTGCCATCGACATTGAATGACAGTCGCTTCGAGAACACCCAGACAGTAGCTGGTGGATGCCTACTAAAGAACTCACCACGTTTGATACCCTCAAGGAACTGTAGACGCACTAGGAGAGCTAATTTGGTTGCTCCCAGATTGAGTGCCTTCTGTGCGAACTCGTGAGCCAGAGAGAATGGTGGATTGGTTATGATGTTTGGTGCAAGCAATTCCTGCTCTAACAGGAAGTCTCGACCACTGTTTCCATATCCATAGTCAATCAGGTCTGTAGATATGACAGCATGATTTCGCCTCTCAAATAGTTTTGATATGGCTCCATCACCACAGGCTGGCTCCCAGACCTCGTGACTAAATAGCTCACGATTTAGGAGAGCTTGGGTTGCTGAGTCTGGAGTGGGATAGAAGTCATTAGACTTACGCTTTTGACTTCCATCAGATCCAGTAATTTTCAGGAGTGAGCTCATACATTCCCACCTTGGAACTTAACAGCTTTAACTTCTGGCTCTGGTTCTTTTGCTGACAGCTCTCCACTACAGGCTAAATAACCTGCACCATCCACAAAATTGTCGATATTTTTTGGGTTCGATCTGACACGAGCAATTTTTAAAAGTGCCATCATTACCCCAACATCTGTAACGCTGATGTAAGAACCTTCTAAATAGCAATTCCACAAATCAGCTATCTTATCGAAATTTTCTTCCAAATCTCCATGCTGCTCTGCACGATCTTTAGTGATATATTGCTTTGCTGTGTCGAGGATTTCTGATCTTGAATATTTAGTCATTGTTTTTCCTTTGTTTGGTAGTTTGTCTAAGTTCCATTTAGCCATTAGGCTTCTCCTTTAATTTAATGGTGGAGCAAAGTAGGCGAACCGTGGTCTACCTCTCACTCCCTGATTTTGATCTCTGCACTCTATTCCCTTATCGTTCTGGAGTGCATCGAGAACGTCAGCACGTTTGCGTCTATCCATATTTGCGAAGGCTGAGACACCTCTTGAGAGCTCACGCTCTGTCATACCACCCAGACCAGCCTTCTCAATTCTGGCATAGATTGCCTTACAGGTAGCCTCGAATGGACCCTCTGACATATTAGCCCTGAACATCTCAATCGTTTGCTTGGCATAGTGATCAACATAATCGATTGACCACTGCATGGCATCTACACCGATTGCCTCCTGACCCATTGATCGAGCTATGATCAGAGACAGTCGCATGGCAACTTCTCTGGATCGATTGTACATAGGCTCCAATCCAGATCCTGTTTCCTTCTTAATTGCACCTACCAACCTCTCTTCATATTCTCTGAGGAGTTGCTTGGCTTCTGGAGTAAACAGAACCTCGACTGGATGTGGAGGCATATCATGGATGTTACCTGCATCAAGGTCACCAACTTTTGCGTGAGCGTGTTCCTTTGCCCACTTCGAGAGCCGATCAGTAATAGATGAGCTTCGTTTTTCTTGGGACATCTGCACACCGATTTCTGACTTCACGATTATGAATCGATTGAGAAGACCACTGGCTACATCACCACCTGATATGGCTTGCATGAACTCTGAAGGCGTAGACATACCAACTAGGGTTAGAGATGGACGTTTGACCACCTTCTCCAGTTTCTCAGCCTCAGATGACTTCATAGTATTGGTGGCGTAACCTTGCTGTCTCAGGACACCATCTTGCCTCCCAAAAGTTTCCATTATGGCTGTTAGGGCATCAGCTTTGTGCTGCATACCTTTTGCTGCAGCTGCCTTTAGTTGCCGACCAAGTTCATCGACTACAGATACATGGGTTGGCTTTTTGGTTAGTGTCGATAGGACACCTGCACCTGATGTATATCCAGCTGGACCTATTAACTCTTCGAGGTCAGCCTCTTCGAGTAGATCTTCTAGAACAGACTTTGTGTGTTCCTTGCCTGACCCAGTCTCACCAATGTTGAGGAAGTACAGACTGGTGAAGTTGCGTTGATCAGTTACCCACCTTCGACCCATTGCCACAGAGCCGAATGCCAAAGCTGCCTGAACTGCAAACTGAGGTTGAGGTTTAATGGCTGTCGTGGCGTAGTGATTGACTACATCTTGTAGGACACCAGGAACGCTAAGTAAGTGCTCTGGTACAGTATCTAGTGGGTCATCAGATGTCTTGGCTGACTTTGATAGAATGCTATTTGCAACTTTTGCTCCATGCTCAATGGCTTCTTTATCGTAATCGTATTCAGGTTCCTGAGTGACGTTGAGCATCTGTGCAGCTTCCTTGACTGCCTTTGTTGTATTGCCCATGTGCTCAAACTGGAGCCAGAGCTCGAAGCAATCGAAACTGTGATTGCCAAATGGATCAGAAGCGTGGTGTGAGAATGCTCGACCATCCTCGAACAACTTAACCCCAGCGAGTTTGGACGTTGAGTTTGGAGACAGATATCTGTTCTTGAATGTATTCTTATAGCCATACTCGATCAGTAGACTGTGCATATCGTGAGCCTCATTGAAGGCATCTATGAC